GTTCCGAATGCGTCATCGAATGTCGCAAACGCTGACATAGCAGTTGCAACGATGTTGTTGCCACCTTGCCCGTAAATGTCTGCTCCGTCTTGGTAGCCAATGAAGGCCAGGGCTACAAAGTTTGTCCCGCCGAAGTAGAACGCATCGTTGTACAGTCCAAAGCACTGTGCAGGCCAGCCGGTAAATTGCGTCCAGCCTTTGGTAATCGTGTTAAAGCAGAACTGGAAGTTATTGCTTTGCTGTGACTGCGGAACATTCATAAGCATGACGTTAGCGCCTGGGTACACGGTCGCTTCAAAGCCCGGTGTGTTGGACAAGGATGCAACTAGGTTGCTGATGACGTTCGAGATTTTGTAAGTCAACGAATCTGTGTTTTCGACCCGTGCGCTTTGCAGGTATCGGCTCATTGGATACAGACCGTCTTGTGTCAGAACCAGTAAGTCGCCTTCATACTGCGTAGTGCAACGGCGACCAACTGGCGAGCCGATTTTGTACTGGCCGACCATTGACCAAGTGGCCGCTGAACTAGGGTTGGTGCCTTGGAATACAGCTACGTCACCTTTGTCGCTCATCGCAACAAGCATGGCTTGAGTACCGCTTGATCCGCCACTATCCATAGTCCATGTTGCGAGCTTGAATAGCTTGCCGCCTGTTGGGAAGAACGAACCGAAGTCGAAGGCGTATAGTGTGCCGCCTGCTTGTGCGATGTCGCAGTAGTAGGCTTTAGTCGAGTTGGTTGATGTGAACCAAAGGCGCTGCTGGTGCAGCAGTACGTCAACGAAGTTGTTGATGTTGACCGGGTTTCCGTTGTTATCGTTCTGTGCAAACTGGCCGATGCCAGAAGGGCTGGCGACCTGAGTACAAGTGCCCCAGGTAGTCCCGTTGTAAGTGCGTGGTGCGTCGTAACCATTGACCGCAATCATGGTACTGGTCGATGCATTCGTGGCCGATTGTGCGACTGACTGCCAGTAGCCATTCGATGCGTTTAATCCGGTTACGACAGGTGCGCCAACCGCACCGCCATTGGTGACATCGTAGATGCCGCCGTTTGATACGGCAAACAGCTTGCTTTGTGCGGAAATGCGGGCGTGGTACGGAATCAGGCTAGTGACGGAACCCGGCAAACCAGTTGCCCACTTGCGGTAGCCTTGGCGCACTGCCAAGCCTTGGTTGGTCGCGACGAAGTTTTGGATGCTTAGGCCGTATCGCGGGTCCATCTGATCCAGATTGTCGAGCGTGTTCAAGCCAAGCGATAAGCCAGGAATACGCACTGTGCCAGCACTTCGCTGTTGAGGAACGTAGGAGCGCGCCATTACATACCTCCAAAGCCGGTATCAGGTATGTTCAACGTCGAAAGAAGCGGCGCACCAACGGTGCCGCCTGCTAAGTTCAAGGTACGCCCTGGTGTGTCTGAGCCTTTTGCTAGTTCAACTGCGCGGTTGTATTCGCCCAATGCGGCAGCAGTGTCCATGCCGATAGAGTTGAGCCACTTGACCTTAGCGCCATACACCACCATGCGGTGATCGAACAGGATAACGTCGCTGTCCTGCATCAAGTCGCTTTGCGGAACGCCTGCACTGCTGGTGCAGTAGGCATTGCTGATGTATTCGTAGTTGAAGTTGAAAGTGGTTGTACCCGGTGTTGGGTACAGGTAAAGCTTGCCGCCATAGTAGCGGTAGCGTTGAAACGGACTTGCTGCCAGATTGCTTACCTTGATCTGCTCCCATTCAGTAGGGGTTAGCGGGCCTTGCATTTTCCAGCGGTTGTTTTGATCATAGAACGTAAAGCTAATGAAGCGTTCTTGATCTGATGGAATGGCGTAGTTGTCAACGCCGCTTGTAGTGCTGAAGGTATAGCGCTTTTGCAGAATCTGCCAGTCAAATTCAAACAGTAGGTCTTCACAAACTGATTTGATTACTGCGAGCAGCTTGACCATGTTTTGGTCGGAGGCCGACACAACTGCCTGTGGTGTCGGAAGTCCAATTTGATTCATGATCGTCTGCGCGATCTGTAAGAGGGTCTTTTGAGCCATGTCTGTTGTTCGGCCTCCTTATGCTTATTTATTCACTTGGCTTTGCTTTCTTTGATTCCTTGCTTGCCATTGCTTCTGTCAGCATTGCGGCAAAGCGGTCTTCCATTGCCTTCATTTCGGCCTTGTGACGTTCTTCCTGTTCGTCCATCTGTGCGCGAACTACAGCCGTGGCGTTCTTGTCTTTAGCGTCGTCAAGGAATTGCTGCGCCTTGCTTTTCAAAGCGTAGAAACCGCGCATTACACCGCTTGCACTATCTGACAGAGTTGCCAGTTGTTCGACAGTGCGAATGCCTTGGTGCTTAAGTTCGGCCACTTGTGACGGTTGCAGGGCGGGCCACATTTCCAATGGTGTGCCAACAACAGCCGCTTCTTTACCGCGTTTGAACGCTTCATACTCAAGCGGGAAGCGCCATTGGTAGAAGTCGGTAACTGGCGTATGAACTACAAGATCGCGGTTGCCTGGAATGTTGATTGTGATGAAGTCCATGTCAACATACTTTGGAACACCACCGGCAAGGTAAGTCTCCTTTTTAGAAAAGACAGGCTCGCTGCTGAATGTGACGTTTAGCTTGGTGTCCGAACCATAGTCTTCGTGTTGCATGAAGCGGCCAGTACGGGGGTCACGTGTGCCGCGATGCTCGTCAGCTTCAAAGCGGTTGCTCATGCCAAGGTTGGCGATAGCAACGTTCAAGTCCAAGTCTTTGTTATTTTCTTGATTCATTTATTTCTCCTGCCGTGTTCGATGTGAGTTGCGCTTGTTATTGCGTGTCGTCGAACTGGTGGCAATACGCAGCGCACTATTGCGACTGCACACCTATTTACTCGCCCAATGAAAAAGGCTTCCAGTTGGAAGCCTTTTTGAACTTGAATACAAAAATTAAGTATTCGAGTAGATGCCGCAGAACTGAGGGCCAGACATGGTCAGGTTGCCCGCCCATGCCAAGGTCTTAACGGTGCTGTCCTGGTTGACTGCTGACTTGTCATCCAGTGCAATCATGTTGCGGTCTTTGTGGGTGCGCCACTTCATGTAGTTGGTATTCAAGAAGTATGCAGACTGCGCACCGATACCAGAAGCAGAAGAGTCGAAGTAGACCGGAATGCCTTGGAATTCAATGCCGGTGAAACCGGCATTTGCAGTTTCAGCGCTGGTAACACGCTGCATGGTTTGCATACCGGTTTGCAGCAAAGCGTAGATAGCTGGCGAGCAAACGATAACATTTGGACGGTCGCTACCACGAGTCATGCTCTGAATGAACAAGTTCCATTGCGAGATCAGTGCAGTGCCCGTTGCAGCTACGCCAGCACCATCAACAGATGCCTGGTATTTCTGGTTGCGCCAGAAAGTGGAGCTTACACGGCTGATACCGCCGTATGTACCAGTGGTGTTCGCCAGTGGAATTGCAGCAGCGAGGCCAGTAATGTTCTTACCGCTGTTGCCAGTACCATCCAAGTACAGGTGACGGTTCAACAAGTTCTGCATGGTATTTTCAGCGTTCTTGACACGTTTTTCAACCAGGTCAATGAGGGCTTCCTTACCGCTGTTGATCAGGGTTTCACGACCAGAGAAGATCACTGGAACTGCGTACTGGGCAAATGAGAACTGCGCAGCAGAAATCACGTCTGCAGGATTGATCGGCAGCGTGTCGTAACCGCTGTATGAACCGCCGTTGCCGTTTTCTGCAAAGGACAGGTTTTCGTTGATGTAAGTACCACCGTCAAAAGTGGCGTTGCCGCCTGCTGCCTTGATAGCACGCAGAATAGCGTTGTGTTGTGTTACGTTGTCGGCGATGTCTTTCGAGCGAAACTCGATGGTAGTCGCTGCAAGGTCACTAAGGTTTGGGAATGCCATTTATTTTTATCCTTATTGGCTAGCGACCGTTTCTAATCGAGGTCTTTACGCTGCTCCATCGGGTGCCTTCGCATCTGTTGGTTCGCTGTTAGTTGTGCTGGCTGATTGCGCTGTCAGTGCATCCGTAACGGGTTCCGAACTAGCTTGCGTCGCTGGTCCTTGGTCTGCTGTATTGACTCGCGAGGCATAGTCAACGTGTGCTGCCAATCTTGGATCGACAACTGGTACCTCGACGCCTTGCGCCACGACCTGTGAAAAAAGCGAAACGATCATTTGTACTGTTCTCCTGGCGTGGTTGTTTGCTTCTATTTAGCAAGTAACGAATGTGTTGCCCAGATGAATTACAATGTGCCTAAATGCTGCGTTCAGACGGAGGTTCAAATGGGATTGTTTGATGACTTGAGCTGGAAGCTCACCTGTGGGTTCGATTCGGTGATGAACCGGGTCTTTGACGGCGCTTTATCCGCAGTTGATTCTGTTGATAGGGTTGTTTCAAAAGGGATCGATACAGTAGAAGAAACAAGCGGCAAGATTATTGATACAGTCTTGGACAACCCAGTTGAAACGGCAGTTGTCGTTACGGCTGCTGTAGCGACAGGTGGCCTGGCTGCTGCCGCTGCTGGTTCCATTGCGTCAGCAGCAGGCGCTGCCGGTCTGCTTGGTTCTGCTTCTACTGGTACTGCAATTGCTTCGCTTTCTGGTATCGCCTTAGAGAGCGCGTCGATGGCTGCAATTGGTGGCGGGGCGCTTGCTGCTGGTGGCGGTGGTATGGCAATGGGTGCAAGCGTCATTACAGGTGCAGGCGCTGCAATTGGGGCCGGAGTTTCTGGTGCTGGGGTTGCAATAGCAAAGAGCTAACCGAAACCGTAACAATGGATGATTTGGGGGCCAATTGGCCCCCAACTATTTTTACATCGGCTGTGCTTAGCTACCTGAGTGCTTATCCCAAGAGCGTTCAACTGCTTCACGCAATGACTT